ATAACGTATCTAATAACCCTTGGGCTCTATATATGGCCGCAACGTATCTTTTATTAATATTAGTCCATGGCATATAGATATTGCCAACATTAGGCAGGACTTCAAATTCTTTTGTAGTATTATTCCTGTACTTATGACTCCAATCAGCAGTGTCCCATTCAGCCATTGTATCCTTAGGTGGATTTTGTGTAACTCCCATATAACATACTTCCATAAACTTTCCATAATGCTTACGCATCTTATGTCCTATAATTTCAGCGCCATCAGGTTTTGATCCTTTCATGTGCATTACTGTATGATATATATTTGGGTTATCAGTAAGTTCTCTCACTTTATTAACCACTGCTGTCGCGGCTGTTACATTTTTTAATAGCAAGTCGTTATTTGCTAAAGTATAAACATGGATATCGCGAGGAGAATGTAGTGCAACATTATATAATAGTAACGCACTATCTATACCACCACTTATAGAAACACAAACATCACAATCATAGTAATTGAACAGGACATTGTTTGTTAATACCTCTTGCCTGTATATAGGAAGATCCCAGTGAGGTCTTGCTCTATCATGTAAATCTGACATGAGTGTAATCTCCTTTTATACTATCGTTAAGATCAATTGCACAATAGTCATGCCCGTAAACGATTAGATCATTAGGTATTTGATCTTTGAATTCTAAGTAAAATGTTTGTATAATTTCTGGATCCATATTCCAATGTAACATTTCACTTGACCATATATTTGTTGTCCATAAAACTCTTGTTCCGTGTGTTTTATTAATCTCATTAAACAAACTTTTACTATCCGTTACAATATCTATTTTGTGAAATTCGTGTTTTAGTTTTTTATATCTATCCCATAGACTTTGGAACCTTAAACTTCCACCAAACTCTTTTAATTCTTGTTGCCAAAATGACTCGTAATTGCCTCTATATGTTGAGGCGAAGTTATACTTTAGATCATTGTCTAACAACCATTCATGCAAATCATAACCGTTCCAGGTTTCTAAAAGATGTTTTTTGTAATTTAAACTTGCGTCACACCAATCAAAATAGTGTACAGTAGTACCTGAATGAAATCCGTTTGCATCTAATATAGCAAGTGGTTTAAATCCTGCGGCCGCACTATACAAATGGTCAATCATTTTTCCGTCTGTGCGTACACCTTCTCCTGATAATCTTTCTGTATTAAAAGCATAAACTCTATTTTTTTCTATATCTTCTTGATAACCAAGTTTACGTATCCATGCTTTTTGACTATAATTTAATTGATCAACTAAAGCATCGTTACGTTTGTCTAACCATACTTTTTCAAGTATATCTGGTTTGTTGTACGGATATAAAAATACTTTGCATTCTCGCATATCATTATCAAGATTATCAATAGTAATATTATGTTCTGCGGCTATGTGTATCCAGTTACTACCATCAGCAGTAATTGTACTATTAATATAACCTTCAGCACCTTTGACCCACTTGGGTGTGTACTCGCTATGTATAGTTTCCTTACTAAATTCTACATTGCGATATTTTCTTGGACGATCAGTAAACACTCCAAGTTCATCAAACTCTGGCTGTCCTAATTCAACCCATTTATCTAAATTTACAAACAGGTACTGTCTATGTAATCCGGGATAGGCGCCTTTAGTTAGATAATGATGTTGTCCTTGTTTGTCCATTATATGACCTATTACAAAAAACTGCGGATTATTTTCTGCATATGCAACACTTTTCTGCACTAAACTTGGACCTCTATACAATAATAAACCTTGACAAGCAACCATACAATATTTTTTACCTTCAATAATTGCAAGTTCTAAAATTTCTTTTACAGTTTTATGATGCCCTACATAAGAACAGAGTCCCATTTTTAACATACGATTAATATAGAAATATGTCATATCAAAAGTTCGCTTGGCTACAAACTCATTATCTATATCTCGCGAAATATCTAATATGCCTACTGCAACATCATTATTGCCAGTGAGGTCTTCATAATAGCGATCAACTGTAAGGCTATTCCAGTCCTTCATACAGTCTACTCCTATTTGTGTAAAAACTTTTTCTTAATGTGTAAAACATATCTCTTGTTCTTCTACCAAGTTCATAATGTATAATCATATGTATTCTTGGTTTGTCACTATTATTCCAAACACTGTGAACGTTAGATATATCCATTAAGAAAGCACTACCTTCATCTCTAAAAGGAACCATACCTTTTTCTTTAAACACAAACTGACATCCTTGCGGATTGTTTAAACTTATATTACAGACACTTAATCTTTTTTCTGTATCTTCTCTATCTTGATGTGGAAGAATATATCCGCCTGGTTCAAGTAACATAAATCTTACTCGATTCAAAAATTCAGCAGGCCATACATTAGTTAAAAACTTTTTAGTGACAGGGCATTTGTCTGCTACCCAAGTCCAGTCTAATTGGTTAAGTACTTCGTCACGTTTACCATATTGGTTTAAACTTTGTGTATCCTCATTTAGTCCATGAAGTGTTAGGCTTCTCCAACCCTTTCCATATTCTTCTCTATGTTCATGAAACTTATCTGCCAATACTTCTGCTTCTTGATACATTTCTTTATATGGTTGATTGTCTAATGCACTCAAATGAAAATAACCCCAACCACTTTCCATTACTAACCATTTAGGATCAAAGGTATCTGGATATTTTTCATTTATAACAGAACCATTTATGTCGTGGAAATCTTTTAAATCTTGCATAGTAATATTTACCTGCCAGGTACCAATATCAGAGTACTTAATGGCGGTAAATACAATATGCCATTTTTAAATAAGCAAGATCTCAATACAATAGTAATTGACTTTACAAGTCATTGTAATGCAATGTGTGGAAACTGTTCACGTAACATTGATGGAGTAAAAGTCAATCCGCATATGCCTTTAGGTCATATGGATATGGATACATTTAAAAATATTGTGGATAATGCAAAAGGGGTTGAAGAAATTATTTTTAATGGTGCATATGGCGATCCATTAATGAATCCTAATTTGCCATTTGCTTTACAGTATGCAAGAAAATTAAAATGCAAAATAATGATACACACTAATGGTGGTATTGGCAAACCAAATTTATATAGAATGATTGCACAAGAATTACAAAATTTTTCACCAGGCGTAATTACTTTCAGTATTGACGGATTAGAAGATACTAATCATCTATACAGGCGTCATGTTGTTTGGAAAAATGTAATGGACAATGCCAAAGCATTTATTGATGCTGGAGGATTAGCAAGATGGCGTATGCTTGTATTTGATCATAATAAACATCAGATAGAACAGTGTGAACAATTAAGTAAAGATATGGGTTTTATTGTATTTGATATTAATGGCGGTTATACATTTACTGCAATGGATAGTATTGTATCAGAAGCAGTTGAAAAATTTAAAGCAACTAAAAAAGAACAAGCACGTACTGTAAAATACGATAAAAAGCATTTAGATAATGTACAACGTTTAGAAAAAGTATTAGAAGTAGGTCTTGATAAAGGTTGTATAAATTGTAAATGGCAACGTAAACAAAAAATACAGATAAGTCATACAGGAGAAGTTTTTCCGTGTTGCTATTTGTTAAGTGACCGTTATGCTAAAAACCCAGATAGTCCTTATGCTAAAGAGTGTAATAGTATTAAATGGCCAAATGTAAATGATATGACCTTACAACAAATAGTTGAAAGTGATATTTTAACACAACCTAAAGATAATAGATTTAAAATTTGTGAGGTTACTTGCGGTGAAATGTAAATATTTAGATCATCAAGTTTGCATAAGAACTTCGGGCGAGTTTCGTTTATGTTGTATTAGCAACGAACCTACAAACAAAGAAAACATTCAAACACATAGCATAGAGGAATGGCGTGAAAGTAAAGTTTTTAAAGATGCAGTGCAAAAGTTTGATAACAACGAGTTTCCAGAGGCTTGCAAAAAATGTGAAATTCAAGAAGCATCAGGTAAAGGTAGTCAACGTACTAAACCAAGGCAATACGGTCCTGGAGTAAGTCATCTCGATTTGCGTTTTGGTAGTAATTGTAATTTAAAGTGTACAATGTGTTATCCAGCAACATCAAGTGGAGTCAATCAAGATCATAAAGAACTAATCGCAAAAGGTGTAGAATCGCCTTGGGGCAATGAACAGTTTCCAAATTATGATTGGTACACAGAAGAACGAGGAGACTATCTTGCAAGTTTACCAGAACTGAGAGAAGTTTACTTGACAGGTGGCGAACCTATGATGGTACGTGGATTGCATAAGTTTTTAAAAAAATTAGATAGCAGTGTAGAAGTAAGGTTTAATACTAATGCTACTATTATCAATCCTAATGTATATGAAGAACTTAAACGTTTTGATAATGTTAATATGTGTTTCAGTATAGATGGTATAGGAAAAGTTAATGATTACATACGTTGGGGGAGTGATTGGAAGACTGTAGAAACAAATATGTTACGTTGGGCAGAATTTGTAAAATATAAAAGTGTAGGTCCTACAATACAAATAATGAACTTACACGATTATGAAAATATTGTATCATGGGCCAAATCAAACGACTTTGAAATATTTGATAATCTACTATTTCATCCAACATACTTTGATAGTAAAAATGCACCAGATAGTATTAAAAAATTTGCACCTGAAAAGTTTAAATATTGGGTTGAGCAAGAGCGAGATGAAATACAGTACAACGCATTTGTAAAATGGATTAAAACATTTGATAACTTACGTGAATGTAAAATTAAAGATTACATTCCAGAGGTAGCAGAAGCATATGGAATTAATTAAAACAAATAAAGAAAAACAACGTAGAATTTCAAAAGGTACAGGCTTTTACCGTAAAGAATGGTCTTTCGAAAATAAAGAGTATTTCGAAGAACATTTAGAAATAATGGAGGAGTTACGTCCTGGATATATTTTAAAAAGTGGTTGTGGTAACGGTGTTATGTTTCTTGAACTAAAAGAAATTCCTGGAACGCCTGCAAGTCAGTTTGAACATACCCCAGAATTTATAAAACGTATCTATAACTTTTGTATCAAAAATATTGAGGAGACACAACCTTATGCACACGGAGATTGGGTTTTGAGCAATATTATAATTGATGGCGATCACATTGAAATGGTAGATTGGGACAATGTTGGTGTGTACCAACCTAATGTAATTTTGGATAAAATGCATAGCGATTTACGTTCTGCTTTTGGAGATAAATTTGATGAAGTGTTACGCACCTTGGCATAGTATTTTGGTCCGTTTCAACGGCGATATTGTACCCGACGGAGTGTACACAAATCGCTATGGCAACGTGCTTAAATCGTCTTTAAACACCGTCTTAAACAGCATTACAGCGTCATACACAAAGGATATTATCCGTAGTGGAGTGTTACCACCAGAGTGCCAACAATGTGCTTTAAAAGAAGCCGCAGTAGGTCATAGCAGAAGACTGTTCTTTAGAGATATTTTGAATCCGATGTTAGAAAATACCAATTATGACTACACCAAAAACTTTCATGACATTATGTTTTTGGAATTTAATATGAGTAATATTTGTAATTTGAAATGTCGTATGTGTGACGGAATCAATTCAAGTGCTTGGGTCAAAGATGATATAAAACTTGCCAAAAACGGAAATCCATATTTTAGAAGAATTGATAATGAAGAATTTGGTTACACAAATAAAAGCGAACAAATTATAGAAAGATTATTTGAAGATCCTACACCATTTATGAATCTTCGTTATCTAAGTATAAAAGGCGGAGAGCCTTATATGGAGCCTGCTAACAAAACAATACTTAAAAAATTTATAGACTTAGGAGTTGCAAAAAATGTTACACTTGACTGGACAACTAATGGTACAATCGTTGATAAAGAAATACAGGAACTTGCAAGACATTATGGCGAAACTAAATGGACAGTAAGTTTAGAAGGTACTGACGGTTTATACGAATACATAAGAGGCGGGAAGAATTTTACCTTTAAAGAACTAAACCAAAACATTCAACAATATGACTTTGATAGAATTATTATTGCAGTAACAGTGATGGCATATAATATTGCCCATTTAGGAAAAATACAACAATGGTATGACGAAAATAAAAAAGATAATTGGGAAATATATTTTAATAATGTTGTGGCACAACCTGCCTATCTAAATCCAAGGATTTTACCAAATGATATATTACAAAAAATAGATTATAAACTGCCTAACATAAATTATACACAAGATGATTTTCTAAGTAAACACGTAAACTTGTTTGTAAATTACACAAAAGATTTAGATAAAATACGTAATACAAATGTAATAGATTATTGTCCTGAACTTAAAGATCTTTTTGTATAGGATCAAGTGCCATATAGTGTAAGTTGTAACTACGTGGACTATCAATTACCCATTTAACAAGTTTACCTGCTTCAAGCAAACTAATTTTATTATTAGTGCTTTTATCTAATTGTGTTTGTGATGCAAGTTGACCAAACGCAATATTACTTACACGAATTTTGCTACTACCAAACGTTCCGTACTGTGAATACTTCTTACTTAATTCATCAAGTTCAGTTTTGTTTTTAAGATAGTCGCCTGGATTATAACCGTCACCCCAATAACTTGTTGTACTTGAAATATTAATAATGTGTTCACCATTAAACTTTTCATATACCTTACGTAACAATTCTACTTGTTCGCCATTAGGACCGTATTGACTGTTTACAAATACATTATGATCTTTTACATATTCTGCAACTTTATCAAAGTCAGTAAGATCCCAACCATTGTATCTGCCAATAAATTCTACAAAGTTATGATTGTATGCTTCGTATATCCCTTTGCACAAACCTTCATAGTTTGGATTTCCTGTTACTACTATCTTCATTCTTCTTTCCTAATGTATATGTCACTTAAACAACTACAAACACTTTTACCGCACACTATAGGTTCTGTTGGTAACTTGTATCTTTCTAAATTGCCTAATGCTCCACCATATTGGCAATCTGCTCTATACAAATTACCCCACATATCTATATTTACGCCGTCAAGGCCTGCCCAACATTTCCAATTCATAAAGTAATTTCCTTCCCTAAGAATTAGATCATTTGCTGTTGTAGGCATACCATTAAAAAGCAATTCGCCCCTATGTAAATTTTCAAAATTTAAATCTCTTGAATATGGCCAATCTTTAATTAATTCTTTTTGTTTAGCGTCGTACTGCACTACTTTATTTGTTATGTGATCACCACTTGTTTTATCAACAATAACTTTTGGTTCAATAGTTAAGTTTACACTACCGTGGTATAAACGTTCTGCTATTGTACACATATCATCAAATTTATCTGGTACTAACATTAAATGAACAGCAACAGGACATTTTACACTGTTTGCTATTTCAATAAAATGATCTACATCTGCATACTGCGGATGATAAGAAATTATAAATCCATCTGTATAGTTGCTAATTTCTTTGTAATATTTTACACGTTGACTGCCGTTAGTAATAAAACTAAAATAGTGTCCTTGTTTTTTCACAAGTTTTGCAAGATCTAAAAAGTGTTTCCAGTATGTAGGTTCTCCACCACTTAACCTATAACACATAGTTTTGTTTACTTTTAAATTTTCAACAAAATGTTTTACTGTTTCCCATTTAGGTTGACCAGTACTTCCGTTGTGTAAAATATCAGGACAATATTCACAGCGATAGTTACACTTGTTAGACAGTGTCCAACTTACAAGGAACCAATCCTGTTTTGTTATATCTTGATATTCTAATTTCAATTTCGTATCTCTATGTTGCTGATGTGATTATTCAGTCTCCATTGGTCTATTACAAATTGAATTGTTTTAGCAACTGCAACTGGTTTGATTAATTTCCCTTGTTCTTTCAAAAGTTGAAACTTTGTACGTAACACAGATAAAACTTTTTCACTTTTATAAACATCTTTTCCTGCAAACTCTGTATTACAAAACGCAGGAACAATTAAACTTGCTACACACCTTTCTCTATTTGCATTCCATTCTTTTGTTGCATCATGCAACTGTTTTTTATTTTTATAATATGGTTCATTAAAAAACATTTCGTCATTTGTGTTTGCTACTGCTGATCCTATGTTGATACAAAGTTTGTGACTGTCTTTATTGTGTTCTACCCATCTTGTAAACAATTCATTTTGTGTATTTTCACAGTAAACATTATTAATAAAAACTTTACAGTCCTTTATCATGTCAAACACAACATCTGTATCTCTTACATCAATACCATCACCACGGTCAATAGTCACCCATTCAACTTTTTCTTTTATCATGTTATAATGTAGTGAACGTCCAATACCTCCTTTATGACCTGTTAATGCAATTTTCATAATGCTTCTCCTAATTCAGGAAATGTTTTAGTAAAATCAGTTCCACGGTTTTTATCTAATACACGTAGATAGTCTTTGGTTTGAGGCAATTTTTCTGACCAATCTTCTGCACACATATAATCTATAAGTCCTTGCCAACGTTTTTGTCCCATAGGATGTTGAATCCATTGCGTGTTAAATTTTTGTCTATCTATAAATTTTTCTATCTTGCTTTTAGCAAACAATTTAAATTCTTTAGGCAAAACTCTTACATTTAAGTAACTTGGAAAGTACACCAAATGTGTACTGATCATGCCGCCTTGTGTAATTGCATTTACCTTATTAAATTTTTGATCAAGTTTCCATTCTGCTAATTCGTCTAAGTATGCAACATTAAACAATTGAACTGCTGAAGCAATATTCACATTTACATTTGCATCACAATTATCTAAGATGCGTAAATTATTTTCTATATCTGTCCATTTACTTGGATAGCGTATATAATCATTTTTATTTCCGTATGCATCAATACTAAAGTTAAAAGTTACTTCTTTAAAATGTGACCATAATGGAAATAAATTATCTTGTAGTGTAAGTCCATTTGAATTATATCTTATACAACAATTTTTTGCATAACCTTCATCAACCATAAACTGTAAAATTGCATAGTGTTCAGGAATCATCAAAGGTTCGCCTCCAGCAAAATAAAGTTCTTTAATGCTGTCTGCTTGTTCTTTCATTGAATCTAAGAAAGACCCTTTTTTATACCAAGTATAATCAAAATCTTCATTCCAACTTTGATCAGAAATAAGTTTCTTGTCTTTAAACTGTGGCATATTTAATTTCCACTCTTTAATCCAACTTGAACTATCATGGGGTGAACACATTACACACTTTAAATTACAAACATTACCTAAACGCAGATCAAAATAAGGAATATTAACAGGTAGATTACCCTGTTCGTCAGTTTGTGCAACTATGTTATCAATATCTAATCTTGTTTTCCATACTTCTGTTTCCCATTGACGCTTACTCACAATGCCACGTTCTTCTTCTACAAAACATTTACGACAACTTTCGGGTATTTCTCCATTTAACATTTGCAATCTTGTTCTACGCATATGTTCACTATTCCATACTTCTTCAATAGTATGGTCACGTAAGTTCATTGCAATACCGTCTTGCTTTACAAGTCCTGCTGTCTTGTCATCGTCTTTACCAGCACCGCTGGCATTTGCTGTACAGCAAACTCTAACATCTCCATTAGGTCTTGTTGCTAAATGAATCCATGGTAAAGGACAAAATGTTTTACTCATGTGCTATTCTCTCAAACTGTGCATTAAGTTTATCAAAACTGCCACATTGTTTAGAACATTCTGCAAGTCCTGTTGTGTTCCAACAACCACTAATTTTTCCAAAGAAGTTACTATTAAATATTTCTTGTAATGACTGGTTATGCAAATTAGGAAACTTACCTATTTTTACCATGTAATCTATTCTACTACCACTATGTTGGGGTAACCATTCTAAGTCTAACCAACAACACGGACTTACATTACCATTAGCACTGATATACATTTGATTATCTTGTTTCGCTTTACAAGTAATAATAGGAAGTTTTTCTTGTTGAGCCTTTTGTGCTGGTTCAATCATTTCAAGACTTTTCTTTGACGGAAAAAGAGTGTGTGTAATATTGTAATCATCATCTATTACATCAAATTTGCCATCTTTAAATCTTGTTGTGTGCTTTATACTGAAACCTTTGAAGCCAAGTTCCTTACTCATTTGTTCACAAGTGTCTACTTGGTGTTCGTTATGTTTGAATACAAGCATATCCCAACGTGCATCTCCACCATTGTGTATAAAGTGTGTTGCATTATCTATAATTCTATCCCAATGAGTGTTTATTCTATACAGTTTGTGTGTATCTTCAAGACCGTCAATGCCAAAAATAACCTTTACATTTAATGATGCAAGTTCTTTCCACCAGTTCTTGTTTCTACCACTACCGTTTGTATGCATTTGTAGTGTCATACCTTGATTAGTTTCTCGTAGATATCTAAAAATTTCTAAGGTGTCTTTGGCAACAATAGGATCTCCAAGGTTACCACACATATTTAGAAACTTTAGTTGACTGACAAAGTCTTTTGGAAACCAGTTTATAAAAGTGTCTAAGTTTATTTCTTCTAAATCTAATCCATCGAGCAAAGGACCGCCATGTAGCCGTCTTGGACACATAGGACAACGTGCTTGACACTTTGAAGTAACTTCTAAATGTATTGATGTTATATCTTCGTAGTTATACATTACTTCTGATTTAACCTTTCAAGGGTTGATTTAATTGTTTGATCATTTACATCAACATTAACTACTATCCAATAACTGTCATTAAATCCTGAATTAAACAAATAATGCATTTTTGCTGTGTCTAAAAAATATAATCTACCTATTTCCCAATTTAAAATTTTATCTTCATACACAAAATTAAAGTAAGGAGCATTTACATTTCGTAACGGAATTATTAGTCTGAAACTGTCATTGATAAATGTTTCATAGTTCCAATCTCTGTGTGGTGGAAAAAATCCACCTGGACCAAATTTTAAAAAATGCGTTCTATAATAATGACCTTCCCACGGTGCAAGTAAATTTTTTAATTGTTCATTTAATACTGGTGTAGGTTTATTAAAATCTTTTTCAGTATAATTTGTATTATGTTCTTTATTATATTCATACAAACTATCTAAATCAGGCACGCCAGACAATCCGCCATCAAGACTTGTAATACTTAATCCCCAACGGTTTACATCTTTACGAGGATTATACTTTACCCAATCGAATGTATCTGCCCAACTTACTAATTGTTCTGCATTAGTAGTAACATCTAATTCAATAAAATTTCCGTATTGTGTTAATGTTTGATAATTCATTTGACTCCTGAAATCATATATCTTGTGTATTTAGGCAATACCAATTCTGCAACATCATAATCATTAGTACCAACAGACTCTGCTAATTCGTCTGCACTGTTTACACAGTTCACGTGTTCTTCAAGTTCTGTATAGTTGTTACTTTGCATAACATACATAGTTCCTTTTGGTATGTTATTGAACCATTGTTGTAGTTTCTCTTTGTCCAAGTGTTCACAACTTGTATTAATCACAATGTCTGCACTGTACTTATCTGTACACATATCACCTGTTTTGGCAGTAAAACGTCCTTGCATTTCTTGATTCTTGTTTATTGTTTTTGCAGTTTCTTCTACACTTGGGTCAATATCAACAGATGTAATACTGCCAATATCTAAATTACTATTAAACAACAACGATGCTAATACTCCATTCCATCCGCCATGGATAACAATATCATATTTTTTTCTATAATCACACTGATACTCTAAATGTTTTACTAACATTTCTTTGCTTTGTAATTGTCCGCCCCAGAAACTTTCAAGTGTACGATCTCTGTCTTCGCTGTTACGAATTGCATCCATCCAAAACTTTATATCATTTATGTTTATTTTCATGCTTCTCCCAAAATATTTTTTGTTCCCATTTCATGATTATTTCATTTATTGTTTGCATAGGGTAGTTCTTGTGTACAAGTTCTGCTCTATACTCTTTTATTTCCTCTAACAGTTTTTCAACATCACTCATATTTTCTCCTTAGGTATTTTACTGTCTGCACTGCTAACACAGGTTGGTGTGATGCAGAGCATTGGTTTGTCAAATAATTTAAATCCGTCTGTCAAAGTACCTAATGGAGTATCATGGCAACTGTAACTACGTTTAACTTCATTGCCTCTTATAATACAACTTTGATATCCACTATTACAACTCCAACCTTTAAATTTATTAAATCCAAAGGCATTTAATCTTTCTGCTTGATCTATTTCGTATTCTACTCCTTTAGCATCTTGTAATCTGACCTGCTTGTACTCTTGTTCACTTTCGTTTTGTAATATTTCTTTTTGCTCATCTGTATATCCGTCCACCACGAACGAAGCAGTAGGATCAGACTGAGGCTTAAGAGTAACGTGGAGACCACGATCGATAAATCTTTTACTTCTGGCATAATATTCCTCCCAATGTTCAGGTACCATAACTTGATTAATAGTTACAAGTACTCCTTCGTCTTGGAGATATAGAAGTTTATCTCCGAATTCTTTTTCGTTGGCAAATTCCGCATGGAAACTTGCTGTAATACTTCTTCTATCCATTACATGAGTTGCGTCTAACCAACGTTTCCACCAACTCTTTGCAGGACTACAATTACTTGTCATATGGATACTCAAGTATTCGCTTTCATAATCTTCATAGTATTTTACTAAATCTAAAAACTTTTTATATGCAGTAGGTTCTCCACCACTAAAACTAAAATGAAATTTGTCATAGCCATTGGCTATTGCTTGTCGTTTAATCTCATCAATAGCATTTTTGTAAGTTTTTAAATCATAATAGTCTGGCTTGTCTGTATTTGCATATGGCCAACAGTATGAACATTTGTAATTACAAAAACGACCAATTATCCAACTGACTGAAAATAGATTACTGTCAAGCATAGTCTTTTGACCAAGTTTAACAATATTATTAAATGGAATCTTGGTAGTCATCAAACTGCTCCTTTAACCATTTAAAGTCATTTATTTTGTACAACATTTCTTTGTCGTCTTTGTGTGCTTGTCCAAAGTGTCTGCCACATTGTGCGCCATGTATAGCATACTTGCCATGTTCTTGTTCAGCACCAACAGTACACCATGTATCTAATCTTTTTTCTGTTTCTTCGTCTACTTGACCTTTTATAACTTTACTTGAAAGTTTTGCACATTCTCTAAAACCACTTTTCCATGCACTCCAAGGATCAGTGTTGAATAAAGTAATATTTGATATTTCATCTACTGCTTTAAACTTATCACTGATACTTGTAGTCATGTCGGGTACGGTGACGTCCATTTGTAGTGTGAGTGTTCTCGGTAAGAGTTTGACACCACCGTACCCATATTCCAAGCGGTTAACAGGATTGATACTGCGCCATACATGGACAGTATCTAAATCCCACTCGGAAACTTGATAATCAAATTGAAACCCTCTTGATAATTCTGCATCACCATCTACTACCCAAAACATTTTTGTAAAACATTTTTTAGCCGCGGCAATGTGTGCTTGGTGAATTCCTTCAACGTCTTTTACACGTTTAGCCATAGGAAACTGTGCTTTCAAAATTTCCCAATTATTTTCAGCATGAGGTTCATGATAACTTATAAAAACTATATCATACATTTTACTTTATCCTCTATCTGCTGTACTACCTGTTGATGTATTTCTTCTCCATCATGATCACCGTCTCTGGCTCTACTTCCTCCTGTAGTTTTAACCATATGCAACATATCTTTGTCGTACTTTAATTCAAAATCACCTTGCCAGGTCCAATTTAAAATTGGTACTCCAAGGCTTTTCCATACGTTTGTTACACTGTTGATATGTAAAAGGTTTTCATAATGTAATTGTCCTTCTTCTGATATCCAACGTTTAAAATACCATTCAGTATCCTTAGACTCATAACTGTCATCGGGATTATACAGTTGATCATCTATCATTACGTTTCTATCTTCTAATTGAAGATGTGTAGTACCAAACAATCCATTGCGTTTGATGTATGAAAAACTTTTTCTTGTGGCTTGTGGCCATTGCACAATTACTGCTTGTGGTTTAATAAAATTATTTTTTACCCAGAGTTGTGTGTTAAAATTAATTATATCAGGTCCAGTTCCTGCTTTTGCTAAATTTATTACATTAAAGTTATATTTTTCTGCAAGAATATTACACCAAAGTGTTTCTTCAAACATACCAACACCTTCAGTATAACTACAACCAAATACTAAAACAAACTTTTCAGGCAATGCATCTAATTCTGTTGTTCTGTATCCCAACTTGTTAAATTTATAAAAAAGTTTGTCTTCAGTGTTATAATATTTCCACTTAGGTTTATTGTGTTTATCATAGTATTCTTTACTATCGCCGCAATACCATTGTTTGGTTTTTCCTGCTATTTCAGGAAAGAATAATAAGGGATAGTTTTTACTATGAATCATCTTGTGTTTCCGTATGGTATAATTA